CAGACGCAGCCGACACCGAATTTCAATTTGTAGTAAACAATTCTGTAATACAGAATGTTTCTGCAATTTTGATTAGCACAGAATATCCTTCTTTAACAGGGGATTCGTCAAGAGCAGTAACCTTAACGGGTACAAGCGGAACCGCAAACATTACAGTAGGAGGTGTTGATTATTTAGCTACTTTTACTACGAATTTAACTACCTCTGCAAACAACTTTGTAACCTCTCACTCTGCTGCTTTNTTAGCATTAGGAATTACGGTAACAGCAAATTCAGGAGCATTGACTTTTGTAGCTGCAACCGCAACTTTTCCTACAATTGCTAGAACAAATGTTTCGGGCGATTTGTCTGCTACGATTGCATCAGTTACAGCAGGAGCAACAACAGGTTCGCCAATTGTAGATTTAGTATCTTACGTGAGAGGCGCAATGACGGTAAGAGTAAGAAATTACGGCGTTTCGGCACTTAATAATTTTGTCAGATTTCATTTTAAAATTACTCATAATTAATTTAATTTTAAAAAAAACTAAAAACCACTTACACAGTAAGTGGTTTTTTAATTTAAATAAGTCCATATTTTATTATTAATAATCATACTTATCAATCCGGTAGATACGTTATATTTTTTGGCTAACTCTATATTTTTTAAATTTAAAATATTACTTCTTATTTCCAAAACTTGATTTTCATTTAATTTACTAAAGTTGCTTTTAATTCCTGATCTGGGTGTAGAATATCCATTAGCAAAAGAATCTTTCCCATTTGTAGATGCATTTCCCCATTTTAAACTAATAACTCGATTATCGAGTTTATTTCCTTCTTTTCCGTCTGAATAAAGACCTGTGTGATTAACTTGTGGTAAATTTAAAGGATTTGGAATCCAAGTTTTAGCAACAACAATATGAACTAAAGAATGGTGATAAACCCCTTCTTTAAGCAAACAGCATTTTACATAACCTTTCTTTTTACAAACATATCCTTTTAGAATTTTACCCTTCCAATTCTTAGTTCTTGTGGCATCAAAACGTAAAATTCTATCTAAACCCTTTAATCTGCCTAAATTGCTCGCTTGATAATATCCTTCATAATCAGGAATATCTTTCCAAATTTCCGTACATTTCATTCCAAATTCGTTTGTGTAAACAATGTCGGTTAAATCTAAGTTCTTATAGTATTCTATAATTTCCATAAAATTTAAAAACCTTTGCTTTCAGAGGTGGTGGCTCTTACCGGCAAAGGTTTTAATTTAAAAAATCTTTCATTGTGTCAAATCCACCACAGATAACACTAAGACAAATATAGCAAAATAATTTATTATATTTGTTCAATATTCTAAATTAAAATTTAATGAAAAGCAGCAGCGTAGAAATAGCTATTATTAATATGTTGTCTGGAATGACTGAAAAAATACAAACTCACGAATTTACTGACGAAAAATTAGTGGCTCTTGTAAAAAGTCGTACAGACGCTTTTAGTTCTATAAAAGAAATGTTAGGAATGTGGCAAAACGATCCTAGCGCACCTAATAATGAAAAATTAATAAACTACACTAAAAAATTAATAAAAGCGGGGGAAACATCTGTTGAAATATTAACCAAAGCTTTTATTAAAGATATTGATTTTGATAAATTAGACATTGAAAAATACGGAACAGCTATTAAAGGCAAGCCAATTATATACAAAGCTGTAAAAGAAATTGAAAGCGGTCTTGCATTATTAAGAAAACAAGTCGCTACAAACACAATAGATTTTAAAGAAAGAGATTTTAAAGTAGGCTTTCCTGAGCGATTTGCTAAAGGAGAATTTTATCCCTTAAAAGATTATTTTAAAAATTGGCATGATGATAAAAACGATAGTATAAGAATATGTCCAAATAGTACCGATGGAGAAATAATGATTTTGGATGAATTAAAAATAACCCTCCCAAAAGAACCTAAAAATAAAAAAGAAATATTATTTTCTGATTTACCAAAAAAAGAACAATATTGGAGAAGGACTCCTTTGCCAAGAGGACTAACTCCCGAAAATGAAGATGCTTATTCGGATTTTATATTAGAGGAATTTCGCAGAAGAAGAGAAGGTATTTGGTTTATGAATAACGGAGAAGCAGTTTATTTAACAGGCAGCCATTATTTCGCTTTGCAATGGTGTATGCTTAAAGACGAAAGATTTACAGGCTATATGGGGTTTCGTTACTCGCAAGCCAAAATGTTTTATCATACAGAAGCCTGCGTTGTTGATACAAGGTGCTTGGGCCAATTTTTTGTAAAATCAAGAAGGACTGGATATACATTCGAAAAATTATTTAGAATGTTGAATGAGTTTACATCTACTAAACAAGCTAATTTTGGACTTACTTCAAAATCTGATGAAGATGCAAAAAAAGCATTTAAAAAACTTTCATTTGCTTTTTTAAATTTACCTTTCTTTTTTAGGCCTGTAGTCAAAAGCAAAGAAGATAGTGAGGTAAAATTAGAATTTGCAAAACCTCAATCATCTTCTGTTTTAGCCAAAAAAAGCAGAGATACAAGCACAGATGATTACTTAAACTCTACATTTGATTATGAGCCAACAAAAGAAGATGCTTATGACGGACAAGCTATGTACCGTTATTTGGCAGACGAGGCAAGTAAATGGAAAAGAGGATTAAATTTTTTAAAGCATTGGGGAGAGGTTGGCCCTACATTAGACGAGGGTGGCGATGTTGTTGGTAAGGCTTTTGTCGGCTCAACCGTAGCTGCAAAAAAAGATGGTGGAGAAAATTATTTAAGTTTATTTAATCAATCTCAATTAAAAAAACGAGATCCAATAACAGGAAGAACGCCAAGCGGATTATATCCTTATTTTTTACCCGCGCACGAAAATATGGCTGATTTTACAGATAAATATGGGGTTTGTCATAAAATAGTAAAAGAAGGAGATTCTTTTATTAATGCAAAAGGAAAAATTAAAACAATTGGAGCGGTTCAGTTTTTAGAAGCAAAAAGAAAATCTAAAAAAGGACATTCCGATATGGAATACAACAATGAACTTAGAGCGTTTCCAATGACTTTATCAGATGCTTTTAGAGACGAAAGCAAGGGCAGTTTATTTAATCTTGAAAAATTAAACGATCAGATTATTCATAACGATAATGCAGAAGTTCACAACACATTAGTTCGCGGCAATTTTGAATGGGAGGGCGGTATTAAGGACACAACGGTTGTTTGGCGACCAAATCACAAAGGAAGATTTTTAATTGCCTGGTTGCCACCAAAAGAACTTCAAAATCGTTGGATTGAAAAAAATAATCAATTTGGTGGACGAAGTAAACATCCATTGAATGAAGATTTAGGCTGTTTCGGCGCTGATACTTATGATATTGATGCAACGGCGGGTGCTAAATTAGAAAATACTGAAAACGGTTCTGAATATGATTCTGGGTCTAAAGGCGCAATTTCAGGCGTTACAGCTTTCTCTATGAGAAATGTTCCAAGTAATTTCTTCTTTTTAGAATATATTGCTAGGCCGCAAACTGCTGAGGTGTTCTTCGAAGATGCGCTTATGGCTTGTGTATTCTACGGCATGCCGATTCTTATTGAAAGCAACAAAGCGAGAATGTTATATCACTTCAAGAATCGCGGTTATCGTGGATTTTCACTTAGCCGATTCGACAAAGAAACAAATAGACTTTCGCCGACTGAAAAATTGCTTGGAGGAATTCCGTCAAATAGTGCCGACGTAATAAATATACATTGGACCGCAATTGAAGCATACGTCAATAAATACGTTGGATATTACGAGCAGGGCGATGATTTAGTTCCGGTAAGAGAAGAAAATGAAATCGGATCTTGTCCTTTTAATCGAATGCTTCGAGATTGGTCAAAATTCAATGTTGGGAAACGTACAGATTACGATATTACCATTGCTTCCGGCTATGCTTTAGTTGGCGTTAATCGCAAAAGTTACAAAGCACAATTGCCAGAACGAAAAACTTTAGACTTCAAAATTCGCACGTATTGATTCGATAAATCATTGCAAAATAGAAAAATATTATCGAAATGCAAATTGCTATAATAAATTATTATCTTTGTTCATAAATATACTGATTCGCAATGAATAACAACGATAAAGAGTTTATATCTGCAACGGTGGCTTTCCCAAGTCAATTATCGCCGTTTGAAGAAAAGAAAAAACCTGAGTGGGGACTTAGATTGGCACAGAGTATTCAATCCGAATGGTTTTATGGCTATAATGTAGCAAATCAGCAAGTTAGTAAGTTCTTTACCCAACGTAACCAGCTAATCGAAAGAAGAATGTACGCCAAAGGACTTCAAGACATGAAGCAGTACATGAAGCAATTCCAATCTGAAGGCGACAAATCATTTTTAAATTTATCGTCCAAGCCGATTTCTATAATTCCAAAATTAGTAGACATTGTTGTAAATGGAATGTGTGATCGTGGATATTCTGTTAGAGCAACTGCTATTGACCCGGCTTCTACAAATGAGCGAATTGCTTATAGAAAAAGAATTGAAGACGACCAATACGCAAAAGATTTTATTGTTGCTGCTCAACAAAAGTTGGGTGTAGATGTTGGTAATCTACCAATTGACCAAATTCCAGAGTCTAAATTAGAGCTAGACTTGCATATGCAATTGGAGTATAAGCAATCAATGGAAATTTCCACAGAATTAGCCATTGACGAAGTTTTCAAAGAAAACAAATTCGAAGACACTATTGACAAGCAGATAACAACCGATTTGACCGTATGTGGACTTGCATGGGTTAAAAACAAGTTTTACCACGACAGAGGAATTGTTTTAGAATACGTCAATCCAGAGAATAAAATACAGTCATATACTGACGATCCTTATTTTAAAGATTGTTTTTACCATGGAGAATTTAAAGTTGTTCCAATTAGCGAAGTTTTAATACAATATCAATGGTTAAACGAACCAGGAAATGCAGATAAAAAAGAACAATTAGCGAGTTCGGCGGTTCAATGGTGGGATTATCATAGAATTACGCAAGACCAACAAATAAAAGGCACAACTAATGTGCTTTACTTCACCTATAAAACTACTAGAGATAGAGTAAAGAAAATCATTGATTTAGATTCGGGTTCTAAGGAAATTGGCGAATTCACGAAAGACGGAAATAAGAAAAAAGATTTCAGAAAGTACAAAACCGTAACTGTCGCGGAAGAAATACTTATGGAAGGAGCGTTAGTTTTGGGTACTGATATTTTGCTTGAATGGAAAGTGTCTGAAAATATGTCACGCCCGAAATCAAATAAGCAAAAGGTAATTGACCAATACATAGGTGTTGCGCCAAATAAAGAAAGAGGCTACATTGATTCGCTTGTTGCAAGAATGATGCCCGTTGAGGACAAATTGAATATTTTAGAGTTAAAAGCTGAACAGATTATTCAGAAAATACAACCTGATGGATTTATTATTGATCCAGATGCAATTGCCGAATTAGACTTTGGTGGTGGTACAGTTTATAGTCCTCAGAATATTATCGATATGTTCTTTCAAACCGGTAGTATTTTTGCGAGAAGTTTCGGCGCTAATGGCGACCCAATGTACAGCAAGCCAATTACCGAATTAAGAACGGGAGATTCGCTAAATAAACTTCAGTCATTAAGAATAGAGCGAGATGGTTACTTAAATTTAATGCGAGATGTTATTGGATTAAACAAAGCATCTGACGCATCAACTCCTGAAAAAGACTCTTTGGTAGGTATTCAAAAACTTGCCGCATTAAATAGCAATCTAGCCACTCGTCATATTTTATTTGGCAAAAAATACATTATTAAAGGTTCTGCCGAAGGCGTAAATTACAGAATAGCAGACTTGCTAAAATTTTCAGATTTAAAAGAAGATTTTGCGCGAAAAATTGGCGCGACTGCTGTAATGGATTTGGAAGAAATTATGAAATTGCATTTATTTGATTTTGCAATATTCATCGATTTGTATTTGGACATTGAAGAACGCGCTAAATTGGAAGCGGATTTGTCGGTTGAAATTACCAATGGCACTTTAAGTTTTGCTGATAAATACAAAATATTGTCTATTCCTAATTTCAAATACGCTGTAAATTACGCGGCTATTTTAAGAGATAAGCGAATGAAAGAAGTTGAGAAAGCTAAGATGGAGCAAATTCAAGCTCAGGCTCAGGCAAATTCTCAGTCGGCACAGGCGGCGGAAGGCGCTCGTCAGCAGACCGCGCAAATTATTGGACAAATTGAAATGCAAAAACAAGAATTGTTTAATCAAGGACTGATTCAAAAAGAGCAAATCAAAGGGAATGAGGATAGACAAACTTTAGAAACTAAATTCTTAGGAGATTTCCAAATTGCTCAAGTAGAGGCAGGAGTTCAAGGCGATAAGATTAAATTCATCGAAGATAAAAAAGACGAGCGTTTGGTCAAGCAAGCTACAATGACGAGCAAGGAAAACTCCAAAAAGCAAAAAGAGAACGCGGAACCAATAGATTTCGAAAGAGAAGAAGTCAACGAAGAAATATTCGAATTAGAAGATAACGATTAACCATAAAAAAAACAACCATGGCAAAAGCAAATAAAAAAGCAAAAGCAGAATCCGAAGTAAAAATCCCAACAAGAGTAGAGTTGGTTCAAGCAAAAATCCCTTTTAAAGCAGAAGGAAACAACGTGTATTTTTCAGTAAAAGATTTGAAAAAGCAATATCCGTTCTTGACAAATCACGATCACGACGAAAAAACATTTGATGATGGATTCGTTGGAATTATGATTCAAGACGTTTCAATAGAAAAATAATATTAAAAATTTTTCTATAATAGAAAATATCTATATTTGCATTAAAATCTAATCTAAATTCAAATCACAATGCCCAAGACGAAATAGAAAACAAAGAACCCGCTGAAGTTGTAGAAACAGTTGTTGAGCAATCCGCAGCCGAAGAAGTTATTAAGCCGTGGACTACGGTAGACGATACACCTGAAGTTCACCCTTCTTTTTTAGAACAGCCAAAAGCTGAAGAAGTTGTAGAAGTCATTGAAAAAGTAGTCGAAGTTCCTGCCGAGGAAAAACCTACCGAAGAGGTAGTTATTGAAAAAGAAGTTCCTTTGGTTATTGACGAAAATGTTATTCTAAAAGAACTGAATGAAAAATACGGATTTGACGCAAAATCTTTGGATGATTTAAAACCTAAAGAAATTGCCAAATTAGATCCGGAAGCTGAAAAGTATTTAGAGTACAAAAAAGAAACGGGCAGAGGTTACCAAGATTTCTTGGAAACACAAAAGGACTGGTCCGCCGAACCAAAAGAGAACATTCTATTGCAAAATCTAAGATTGGAAAACCCAACTCTTACCGATAAGCAAATTGAAAGATTGTATCAAAAAGAGTATGTTACTTCCGAATTCGCTGATGATGATGAAATCACCGACAAGGAAATTAATATAGAAAGAGATTATCAAAAAGGTCTTAAACTTTTAGAAAGTCAAAAAGAAAAGTATAATGTCGCCAAGGGTCTTGACGAATCGATACCAGAAGACTTTAAAAAAGCGAAGGAATTTGCTGATAGTTATCTCAAACAACAAGAAGAAAACAAAGTTGCTTTCGAACAGACAGCTAAAGATTTTCAGTCTAAAACTGATGAAGTTTTCTCTTCTAATTTTGAAGGTTTCAAAGTTAAAGTAGGAGACGAAGAATTCAGTATTAAGCCTGATGATGTACAAGAAACAAAGAGTACGCTTTCTGATTTAAGTAATTTCGACAAAAAATTCTTCGACGAAACGGGCAAGTTGAAAGACGCGCCTGGATATTACAAAGCATTGCATTTTGCTATGAATCCTGATAAAGTTGCCGAGCATTTCATTCAAATTGGAATGGCAAAACAGCTTGAAATTGAAGAAAAAGAATCCAAGAACATTATAGTTGATGGAGTCAAAAACATTCAAACAGGAAGCACAGTAAAGCCTTGGAGAGTCGAAGAAGAATCGTAAAAGTTTTCGCGTTGTTGTTTTGATCAGAGTAAAAAGAAAAAAAACAACTAAAAAATTAAGAAAAAATGGGATTATTAAATGTTCCTGGAGTTATCTTAACTCCTTCGCCTACAAAAGTTGCCACTCCGACTAATTACATTAGTGATGCTGAGTACAACTTGTTAACTCAGTACATTCCTGAGTTAGAAGCTCAAATTGTTGACCGATTTGGCTCGCAAATGATTACTGGTATGCTTTCCGAATTAGGAAAAGAAAGTCCGTTTCAAGCGGATTTAATTAAATGGAATGAAGAAGGTCGTCTTACTCAATTAGCAGAAGGCGTTACTCGTTCATCAGATGTCTTTACATCAACCGCGCACACTTTCAGACTTAACGAAACTATTTCTGTTAGAAACGCAGATGGTTCCGTAGTTAAAAAAGGACAAATTACTGCTGTTACAACTAACGGATTTACCGCTTTGTGTGGTACTGGAACTTGGACAGATGTAGGTACTACTGCACTTACTGTTTACGCTTATTCTAACGAATACCCTAAAGGCGCTGAGTTTTTAGGTGGCGGTTTAAATAGTCAAGTTGAGCAATTCACTCAAAAACCTGTTATTATTAGAGAGTATTTGAAAGAAACTCGTTCTAACTTAGCATTGCGTACTTGGGTTGACACGGGAGAAGGGTACTTATGGTACTTCAAAAACCTTAACGACACTAAAAAACGTTTTAACAATGCTATTGAAAATGGCCTTATTTTAGGTGAAAATTGGGATGGTGATTTGTTAGCTGCGGGTGTTGAAGGTACTCAAGGTTTATTCTCTTGTGCTGACGAAGGTAATATCTTTGAAGGACCAGCAGTAGACTTAGACGATTTCGATTCAATCATTGACCGTTTTAACGCTCAAGGTATGATTTCAGAAAATTATATCTATGGTACTTCTGCTCAAAACCGTTTGATTGACCGTATGATTAAAGCGGAAAACGTTACTGGTTCTGCCTGGGGTGCTTTCGACAATAAAGAACAAGGTATCAAATTAGGATTTAAAGATTTCAATTACGGAAATTACAATTTCTACAAATCTAATTGGAGATTCTTAGATAGTCCTACGGGAGAAGGTTCTGCTATTGGAGCAACTAAAACTCACGCATTATTCGTTCCTTCGGCTTCTAAAAAAGTTTACGATGTAATGGAAGGAAAATCTGCTACTGTGCCAATGCTTAGTGTTAAGTACAGAGCGTCTTCTGTTGTAAACCGTAAGTATGAAATGACGATGCGTGATTGGGCTACTGGAACTAACAAAGCTGACGTTAAGGAGACCGAATTTTTGACAGAGCGTTGCCTTATGGTAACTGGAAGAAACAACCTCTTACGTTGTGTCGGATAATCGATAGTAAATAAAGTGAAAAGGCTTGTGTAACAGCAAGCCTTTTTTTTAAATTAAATCTTAAATTAAATCAAAATGGAAACAAAACCGCATCATCTATCAAAAGAAGGTAGAGAATTAAGAGCGAAAGAAGAAGAAGCTAAAAAGTTAGCTGAACAAGGCGACCAATCGGGAACCGAAAATCAAGGACTAGCAAATCAACTTGAAGTTGTTGACGAAGTAGTAGAAAAACCTACGCAAGAAATCGTAGAAGAAAAAGAGCCGAGTATTCCTTTATCACAAGTAGAGAGTATGCTTGACAAGATGCTTGAGCAAAGATTGGCAAATTTACCAAGTCAACAACCAATTGTTGAGCAAAAAGAAGTCCAAAAAGAATTTTACAGACCATTATCTGCCAAAGAAGAAAACTTTGACGATATTCCAGGACTTGAAGATTTCGAAGTAAAAGACAGAATGTATGTTTTGTGTAATAACTTCAAGCCTTTATCAAGAGGCATCAGAAACAGAAGTAAGCCAAACAGCGCTTTGACTTATCTTAATCCGGCTACAAAAACCACACATTCTTTACGTTTTTCCGTAAATCAAACATCTTTCTTTGAAGACAAGCAAAAAGGCGATGTAGTTATCACTCCAATCGAGGTCAAAAACGGAATGTTAAAAACCAACAAAAACGAAATTCCTTTGCAAAAGTTCTTGGCAATTCACCCGGACAACAAGGCAAATGGAGGTTCGATTTTTGAAGAATATGATCCTGCGAAAGAAGCAAGCATTGAAATTGAAAAAGAAGACAGATTGTTTGAAGCACAAAGTTTGGTTCGTTCAATTAGTCCGATTAAGCAAGATGCCGTTGCAAGATTGATGTGTTCTGATTACAAAGAAGAATGGGTTCCTGCTGAATTGAAACGTTCGTTGTATAGTGCTGTGGCGAAAAGTCCTGCTAAATTCTTACAATTGGCAAATCAGCCAAGTTTGGAAGTCAAAGGTGTGGCAAAAACCGCTATGTACCGCGGTGTAATTAGTTACAGCAATTACAAGTGGCTGAATGAAAGAAAAGAGGTTTTAGTAGAAGTTTCAAGAAACCAAGACGAATACGATGCTATTGCTGAATATTTAATGTCTGGAAAAGGAATGGCGTTCTATGAATACCTAAAACAAGCTATTGGATAATCGTTAATCGATGTATATTTTAAAAGCCATTCTTAACCGAATGGCTTTTTTTATGTTTTACGATAACCATAAGAAAATAATATCAAAACTCAAACAAGTATCATTTTTTTCTATCTTTGTTGTAAATTAATATCAATGAGCGCAACAAATCCTCAAATTTATTACGAAGACGAAGACAATCATGGCTCGTATCAGTTCGTGCCAATCGAGCAAATCGTAAATAACTTCACTCAAAACTATTTAGGTGACGATACTTTGCACGGGCCAATTCCTCGATCGAAAGTTATTTACCAAGCAAAACAAGGTATTCGAGAATTTACTTTTGGCGCATTGAAAAGTCCTAAAGTAGTAGAATTGGAACTTGGCGACAATCTCGATATTATCAAACCGCCCGATTATGTTGATTACATTAGAATTTCTTGGGTAAACAAAGACACGGGTGAAATTCACCCAATGTCCGTAAACACAAAAACGCCATTAGGAGTTGCTTATTTGCAAGATAATTCTGCCGAGATACTATTTGACAACGACGGGGATATTTTGATTGGAACAACAGCTATTGAGCATATCAACGACATCAAGAAGCATAACAATACAGATGGTTTTAATAACGGTGGTTTTTACGGCGCGTATGGTTGGGGAAATTGGTATAGTATTAACACAAATTGGAGATTAGATACTAGGTTAAATGCCAATGGAACTTTTAATGTTGATGAAAAAAGAATACATTTCAGTTCTGAAAGCGCCGATAGAATTATTTTGTTGGAATACATATCGGATGGGAATGAACTTTTGGAAAAAGATATGAAAATCCACAAGTTTGCCGAGGATGCGTTGTACCAATACATTAATTACCGTCTTTCTATAAATTCTAATCGAATTGCTGATTACGAAAAAAGAAACATCAAAAAAGCTTACGATACTATATACAGAAATGCAAGGGTAAGATTGTTAGGAATTAAGCCGCAAGAATTCCTTCAGCAATGGAAGGCCTCTAAAACTTGGATTCGTTAATTATGACACAAATAAAAAACATATTTGCTAAGGGTACAATTCAGAAAGATCTCGACGAAAGATTTGTTTCCCCAGACGAACTTATAGATGCTGAAAACGCCGTTGTAATAACTTCTGAAGGTTCTAATGCTGGCGTATTGAAAAACGTTACGGGAAATGTCAAAAAAACAAATCTAAACATTCCTGGCGCCAAAACAATCGGACATGGAGCGTTGCCTTCTAAAAATAAAGTTTACAATCTTATCTCGGGAAGTATTCACGATTACGTTGTGGAAACCGATGTTGTTACTTGGGATTCGGTAATTGTCGCGCAGTCTTCAATTGGGCAATTGCTAAATTTTGACCCCGATAAACGAGTAACCAATGTAGATATTATTATTGATCCCGAAGGTAATGGAGATTTATTATGTTTTAGTGGAGATTCAAATCCGCCAAGATGCTTAAATATCAAAACTGCTAAAACTTGGGCAATTAATGGATTTTCAGAACAAGAAATTTCGCTTATTAAAGCTCCGCCGTTATATGCAGTTGCGCTTAGTCCTTTAATTTCAACAGAAAACGCACAATCTAATTTCTTAGAAGATAGATTTTTGTCATTTGCGTATCGTTACAAATATACAGATGGTCAATATTCTGCTATCTCTACTTGGTCGGAATATTTCTTTGTTCCTGGCGATTTCAATATAGATTTTGATACGTTTGAAAATTTAGGAATGTTGAATATTTATAACGCGGTTAATTTAACTTTTAACACGGGTCCAAGAGATGTTGTTGGAGTAGATTTAATATTCAAATACTCTAAAGAATACACTCCTTACATAATTGACAAATTCATAAAATTAGATGAAGGTTGGGGCAATAATCAAAACGTAACAATAGAATTTAATAATTCTAAAGTTTACGGCGTATTGCCTGAAAGCGAATTTTACAGAAGTTATGACAACGTTCCTCAACAAGCGATTGCTCAAGCGGTAATAGGGAATAGAATAGCCTATGGAAATTATTTAGAAGACCGAGATTTAATTGATTCTGACGGGAATAAAGTCCTTATGGAATACACTCTTGAGTTAGTTGCTACAGACTTAATTACAGGCGTTTTAGATGTAACTGCGGTAGATAAAAATTACACGTTTGAAACTCCGGCGGTAGACATTCCTAAAGGATTGATATTTTTTGATTTAAACGGACTTTCTTTGGTCAGAGGATTTACTTTATTTATATCATTTGACATTACTAGCAATGAGTTAGACATAAACTTTAATCAAACTTTTAGTTATGTTTTAGATCAAAACTATGCAAGTTTAACCGACCTTCTTGCGAATTCAGGTTTTGTGGCAGCATTAGAAGACCAATTTACTTCTTATTTTGAATTTAATGGCGGTGTGTCTCCTCCTGATGGGTATATTCCTCCTTACGTAATCGAAAAAGGCTTTACTGTTACCAATGCTGGAAGTATAATGTTTATTGATTTTCCTGTTATAAAGTACGAAATCGATGGGTCGCCAGACCCTAATACTTTTACGTATGATTATTTTGCCGACACAAACACGATAGTAAGCTACAGAAATATAGCAACCTCAACTTCTTTAAAATCCATTAGAAGTTATGAAATTTGTTTAATATTCTTAGATGCTCAAGGCAGAAAAACTACTGCTTTAGTTAGTAATAATAATACGTTGTTTATTCCTATAGAAAACTCGGTTACTCAAAACCAAATTAAAGTTATAATTCCAGATACGCAAAAAGTGCCTGTTGGATTTACTAGATATAAATTTGGAATTAAGCAAAACAGAGGTGATTATGAGCAAATAACCGCCAATGTATTTTTTGAAGATGGGGATTACCGTTGGATAAAAATGGACGGGGTAAATAGAGGGAAAGTTGTAGAAGGAGATGTTCTGACTGTTAAGAAAGACAGTAGTGGTCCTTTATCTAATTTAGTAAAGGTAAAAGTATTAGAGGTCATGAACCAACCCAAAGATTTTATCGAGGAAAATGTAGACGAGAATGGAATTGCTATTGAAGAACCGGCAGGACTTTATTTTAAAATAAAACCTACCAACTTTGAGATTAAGTATGATCCTAGTGAGTTTCAAAGATATACGAGCAGAGACTCAAGTTTAAAAGAGCCTTGTGAATTGTTTTTTGGAGGATTAAAGAAGTTTGACGGGGTAAATTATGTTGACATTCCATTAAAACAAGGCTCTACAGTTCAGCTATATTTAAGAAACGTCAGATTTAATGTAGATAATATTGAAACAATAATTGATAAATCTTGGAATGTACAGAACGATTATCCTAGTTTTGAGAATTGGTGGAATGCTGTAGTAGTTCCTGATTTGCCTTTTATAAATAATGGGGTATTATGGGAATTGTTTTCTTTTGTAGATATAGGGCTTCAAAGATATTTAAAAGTAATAACTCCAATTCAAAGGATAGGCGCGGCAAGAAAATTAGCCACTGGAGAATTACAAATCAGAAGCATTGACGGATTCTTTATCTTTGAAACCGAGCCAAAAATAATAACTACCGACATATTTTACGAAACTCCTGAAACTTACAATATTGTAAATGGCGCTTACGAATTCACAGAACACTTATTGACAAAAGCGTTCAATTGTATTTGCTTTGGAAACGGCGCAGAAAGCTATCAAATTAGAGATGCTTTTAATGAACAAAAACTAGCAATTGATTTTTGCCCTACGGCAGTTAGTCAAGACGAGTACAGACAAGTACGTAGATTTAAAGACATTACTTATAGTGGAATTTACAATTCTACCACAAATGTAAATGAGCTAAATTCTTTTAATTTATCATTGGCGAATTTCAAAGATGATATGGAAAGCATCTATGGTCCTATTTATAAAATGCGTGGAAAGGACACAAATTTAGAAGTTTGCCAAGAAGATAGAGATTCGCTTGTTTTCTACGGAAAAGATATGCTTTTCAATGCCGATGGCACAACCAACTTGTCGCGTATTCAAGAGGTTTTGGGTCAACAAAAAGTTTACGATGGAGAGTACGGAATATCTACTCACGCCGATAGTTATGACTACTATGAAAACACTTCTTACCATACTGATTTTAAGCGTGGAGTTGTGGTTAAAAAGGGCGGTAATGGATTGTTTGAGATTTCCTCTTTGGGAATGAGAACGTATTTTAAAAAGCTATTCAGAGATAATACCATAAATGAAATAATTGGGCGATACGATCAATTTTACGATTACTATTTACTCAACATAAAATACACCGATAAAGACAATGTTTCAAGATATGTAACTTGGGCGTTTTCTGACAAAGTTAATGGTTGGTTGACAAGGCTTACTTTTAATCCGGAAGATATGTGTAGAGTAAATTCCCAATTCATTTCATTTAAAAACGGGGAAATTTGGCTCCATAATTCAGATGAATTGTTCAATACTTTTTATGGAGTAGAAACAGACACGAATTTCAAGTTCAATTTCAGCCAAGAGCCAAGCACAAGGAAAGTGTTCAAAGCGCTATCAATAGAAGGAACTACTAATTTGCAAATTGCGTGTGAAACAGACCTTGAAAAAGGGTACGTGAACAAATTAGACTTCGAAAAGAAAGAAGGTGTTTGGTACGCGTATGTAAGAGGTAAAAACGGAGAATTAAATACTTCTCAATTAAGTTTTCAAGGTATTGGAGAGCCAACTATTAACGGATTGATTTTAGAGTTTGATTTCGAATTGGATTCTATTATTTCCGTTGGCGATGTGGTTTTAAATTCGGATTTGCAAACTGTGGGAACGATATTGAGCAAAACCGCCAATTCATTAACACTAGACGCGGTAAGCAATATTGTTTCAGGAGATTTCGTATTAAGCATGAAGCCTGAAAGCGTTGAAAAACAAGGAATTCTTGGATATTTTATGAAAGTAGACGCATCTTTCTCAAGCAACACGCAACAAGAAATTTACGCTATAAATGGGGCGGTAATAAAATCCTATATGTAGAATTACTATATTTGTAAAAGCAAATCAATTATATGTCATTCATCGTCAAACAAGTAAAGAAAGAAGATGTTTATTCCGATTACGAAAGAATGAGTGCTTTACATCATTTCGGGGCTTGGAATATTGATTTATTACCCGAATTTGCTTTCGTTTGCTATAAAGATGAATTACCTGTTTATATGGTTTGGTTTTGGTTTACAAATAGCAAATTAGCAATAGTAACATTCATACTTTCAAACAAAGGCGTGAATTACAAAAAAAGAATTGGCGGAATACAATTTCTGTTGACAAAAGTTATTGAATACGCCAAAAAGAAAAAGCAAAAAATGATTTATTTTCCAACTTCAAATCAAGAAGTGGCAAACATTTTATTAGAACTTGGTTTTATTGAAGGTGATAAAGGATTCGGACAGTTTTTTTATAAATTATAAAATATTACACCAATGGGCGCAGCAACGGCAGCAATAGGAACAGGCGTAAGTATTTACCAAACCATTCAAGCGGCAAAAGAAAAGGATGCGGCTAAAAGAGCTTTGGATAATTATGAACGTCAACAATTAGACAACGTTTATAAAGACGTTGCTGTTTCTACTTTAGGAGCAGATAGACAGCGTGAAGAACAATCGCGTTTGGCAGCAAGTCAAGTACAAGCATTACAAGGCGCTGGAACTCGCGGATTAGTCGGCGGTCTTGGGCGCGTTGAAGTAGGAAATCAAAATGTCAATCAGCAAATTGCAGCAGATTTAGATCAGCAACAAAAACAAATTGATTTTGCGACAGCGGGCGACCAAGCAAGGATTCGCGGAATGCAAGAAGAAAGAGAAAACGCCGATATAGCAGCGTTGTCTTCGCAATATATGGCAGGAAAGCAAGATGAAAATACAGGAATGGGCAATACATTAATGGGCGTAGGAATGCTAGGTAATTCTATTGGCGGAATGAGTGGTGCGGGAGCTTCTGAAGCAGGTGGTGTTTCCACAAGTGGCGTTGCTTCGGGTCCAAATACACCTATGAGTCCTGCTAGTATGAGATTTGCGCCAGAGTCAGGATATGCAAATGCGCCAATTCTGACAAATCCCGCATACAATCCTCAAAATTTTGGACCGCAAAACGCTTACGGAGTATTTAATCAACGATACCCATACGGGAATGTGTATGGACCTCAAAACAGATAAACATGGCTATTGGATCTAAATTTTCGTATGCGACTGACAAACCTTTGAATGACAATATCGGCAATGCTATGAAGTACACCGAGCAAATGGGCTTTAAGTATCGTGAAGAGGAAGAAAAGAAAAAAGCTTTAAAAAAAGCCGAGGATGATGCCAAGCTAAAAGATTATGCAGAATGGGACGGTAAATTTGACCCGAAAATAATTGGTAATTCTAGTATTGATGATCCGCTAATTGGAATGGCTATGAAAGCCAAGCAAAGAGCAGCCGACATCAGCAGAGAATTATACAACACTACTGATTTCAATAAAAAAGCCTCGCTAATGTCTGAAAGAGCTAAATTGGCGCAATCTTTTGATATTGCTAATCAAACTCCCGTATTGATAAAACAAAAAGTCAAAGACTTACAAGAAGGTATTGAAAAAGGAAAGTACAATCCTAGAGACGTTGATTTTATAGAAAAAATTGCTAAAAATTTAGAAACAGGCAAGTACGAATTGGACTATAATGACAGAGGTGTTGCTTCGGTTAAAATATATGATACTGACGAAACTGGAAAACCTACGGGCGTTTTAAAAGAAACTTCTTTGGGCGATTTGGTTAATGCTTTTCAACCAAAATTAGCCTTTAGTTACGAAAAATACAAAGACGATACTTTGAAAAACGTAAAACCTGATGAATATGGTTCTCAAAAAGGCGCGGTAATTATCGAGGGTAAAAGAATAAGCCCTAAAAATGTAGAGCAGTCTAAAACTTACGCCGACGTTATTATAAACGACCCAAATAAACTTTACGAAGCTCAGTTTTTATTTAAGGAAAACGACCCAGAAAAGTTAAGAATTGCATTAGAAAAAGATTTTCTTACAAGTATTCCTGAAGAACGAACTCAAAAATTAGATGCAGGAATTTTGAATTACGGTTTGGCTAAGAAAAATGCAGAAAAAGAAGAAGTAAAAGTTAAAGACTTCAAGTTTGACAATTACCGAAAAGATGATTTTGTAAATATTGTAGTAGATCCAAAAACAGTTTACACAAATGGAATTTCATTTACTAAACCTATTGGAATCGCTAATTTGGGTGGCGCAAATTCTGACTTGAATATGGTTCAAGTTTTGGGTGTTACCAAAGACAAAGCTACGGGAGATTTAATATTTACGGGTAAAGCATTAAAAACCAAAAATGCAAAATTTACTGTTGGAGGAAAAACTTTTGACTTTAAAACAATATCGGATATGGCGGAAAACGGAAATCCCGAAGCACAAGCCGCGTTGTCTTCTTATACTGCCGCTAATAATTATGGAAACTTTACTAGACGAATGACTAGCGAAGATGAAGCAAATGCCGTTCTTGGACAATTAGGGTTAGATTATAATGAAGTTAGTAATTTATTAGACAAAAAAAATCCAAACGCAAGTAAATCTGCTGAAAAACCAAATACTCAAGATGATTTTAATGCTAAATGGGCTAAATTAAAACCAGGGCAAACTTTAGTTGGTCCAGACGGAAAAACTTATAAGAAAAAATAAATATGTTACAGCCAAAACCAAAGTTTACGCCTCCAAGTGATGCTGTCGTTGTCGAATCGGAAAACTCTTTTGTTCCGCCAAGCGATGCTGTTGTATTAAAAAAAAAAGAATCTACGGAATCGACTTCTACTATTCCAACGAACAATTTGGAATCGGTACAGAGCGATGGTTCTTTGGATGGAGTAGGTTCTAATGGTTTTCCTTCTATTGACCAAAATTTAGGAGTTCCTGGACTTAAACCTGATTTAAAAACGGTTGAACAATTGGCAAATTCGCCAAAATCAAAATCTACTATTCAGTCTATAAAAGAATTTAAAAAAACATCTGAAAAAGAAGATGATGGCTTTTTTGACTACTTAAAAGAAAACCTAGATACTGGTTTGGCGATTGTTTCTAAATCTATATATGACACTCCTGCGCTTTTATACGACACGGCGGCATCAATAACAAATCCTATTTTTCGTTCTTTAACAGGTTATAAAGGAGAAGAAGCGTCTTCTAAAAAATTAGCAGAAGATTTGGGATTTGTAAATATTCCGTCAAAAGTATTAAAAGCCAAAATAGACCAAAGTAATAAAAAAATAGATCAGTATAATGTAGAAAACGGAGGTGATGCTTTAAACGCTCTGTCTAATGGAAATTATTCGGGAGCAGCAAAGATAATTGCGGGAACTACTTTCCAATCTTTACCTATAATGATAGCCGCTATGGCTTCTGGTGGTGAAACTATGGCTATGACAGGTATTGGAGTATCTACAGCATCTACAAAAAACGCACAGTTAGAAAACGAACAGCCTAATATGAAATTAGGAACAAGAGTTCGTAATTCATTAACTTCTGGCGCATTAGAAGCGACTTTAGGTCATTTATTTACGGGCGCTTCGGGAGCCGTGGCTAAAAAAATACTTGCCGACAAAGGAGTTGAAGCGGGATCTAAAATAATATCAAATTCTTTTAAAAAAACAGCAGAAAAAACTATTGAAAAAAGTCCTTTAGCGGGATTGCTTGGAGAGTTTGTAGAAGAATCTGCTGTTGAATTTGGAAATCAAAGCAACGATATAGCGTCGGGAATTAGAGACGGCTATGACCCAAGAGCAATTTTAAACGCAGGGATTTCATCTACAGGACTTGGTGGAATTAACACGGTTGCTGTTTACGGAGCAAAAGGATTGGTTGCTAACGATAAATATCAAAAAGTAAAAAAAATAAATAAAGAAATTAATTCTCTATCGGAAGAACTAGACAACCCTAACTTATCTCAAGAAAACAAAGAAGTTTTGTCTTCAAGAATATCTAGGCTAGTTACCGAAAACAAATCTATTTTAGGTGCGGAATTGCAGAAATTAAATTCGTTGCCTTCAGAAGTCAAAAAAGAACTTTTAACTATAAATAAAAGTCAAGATGCGCTGATTGAAAAAGCAGAAGATATAAAGGCAGATTCAACTATTCCTATGGAATTAAAAAAGACAATGTTAGATGAATTGTCTTTACAGTCAAAAAACAATCAAAAAAGAAAAACTGAAATACTTTCAAAAGAAACTGTTTTGGATGAAAATTTTGATTATGACGGATTTAAAGGAATTGACGAAGATTTTGATTTGAACAAAAATGATGTTTCAGCACTTCCTTTAAAAGAACAAGATAAAATCAAACGTCAGGCATTAAAAGAATTGACTGCTGAATTGAATCCTGATGGAAAGAAAAACATTGAAATTACCAATGAGCAAATTGTTGAGCGCGCCAATAAAATATATGAAGTTCAAGAAAAATCTAAATTAGAAGAAAAAGATGCAAAAGCTGAAGTGCCAATTACCGAAACCGAAGTTGAAACTGAAGTACAAGAACCGACCGAAGAACAGGAAGTAGACAATGGTAAAGTAAAAGAATTTGAAAATATTTATTACCACGAAGGTTACGGAAACCAAACAAAAGGGAATGCTGTTTATTTAGGCACAAAAGAGGTTGCAGGCGAAAACGCAAAGCCCTATGAAATAACCGCTAAAAAACCTTATGTCGTAAAAAATAGTGATGATTTTGATATAGTTCAAGGATTTATAGACGAATACAAATCAAATAACCCAGAATCAAATTGGCATCCAAATACTACTGATTATGTTAACTCAAAATTAAAAGAATTAGGTTATGATTCTTTAATAATAAAAGAAGAAGCGTTAAAAGACGATAAAGGATATGAAAATATAGGCGGTACCTATGGCGATGCGCAAATAGTTGTTTTTGATAAATCTAAAATAAAAGAAATACAAAATGCAAAAATATCGCCAACAAATACTCCTGTTAATGGAAACGTTTCAATTGGAGTTGCAGATGTGGGAGAAAGTGGAATTACCAAGCAAGAAAGTCCTGCAAAAGAAAGTGTACCAAGTGCCGTTGACGTTGGAAAAAGTAAAAGCGATAATGAGGTAAACCTAGAAGATATTCAAAATTTTATTAACGAAACATATTTAAACGATGAAAAATCAAGCACAACAACTGAAGCCGACCAAGGAGCAGTTAAAAACAGCAATGAGGAAAATCGGGCAATCCCTATTGGCGAAAAAGGCAAAAAACAAGTAAAAGTCACCAAAGAGGGCAAAGTTTCTCTACAGGGTAGAAAAGCATTATCTAAAAGACAATTTAAAGGAGATAGGAAAACTGCTTCCGAAATTGATCCGACAGACGCAACTTCTTTGGTTTTAAGTTATTTTGTAAAAGGAGGTAAAATAGCGAGTGATTATTTTAACTCACAAGGAGAACGCCAAGCGAGAAGCAATGGACTTCATGGAATCGCTGCTAAAGAAGCAAAAACGGCCAAAGGAGAAAAAGCAACAATAGACGCGGTTGCTCACGAAATTTGGGAATCACAAGAAAATTCAGAATTAAAACTTAGCACCGAGGACATAAAAAATGCCGTTGAAGAAGTAGTAAATGGAAATCTAACCGTTCAAGATGCTGTGGCTTCTATTCTCGGAAAATACAATGTAGAAGAGCAAAATGATGCGGATTACGAGAAAGATTATGCTCAGGCAATCCAAGAATATCAACAAGAAGAAGATTATTCTCAAGAGCATATTCAAGAAGTAGAATCGGCATTGGATTACTTATCTGACGCAGAAATTATTGAACTTGCTAATAATCAAGAAAAAGAATTTGAAGATTACATAAAAGACCTTGAGAGCAGACAAGTTACTTATGATTTAGGAGCTTTTTCAGAAAGAGGAACTATTCAGCCTGACGGATGGATTTTGTCTGAAAATGGGGAATTATTATCACCTCAATCTGTTAGAAATGTAAAGCAAGTAAATCCATATATTGAAGTTGGTATATTATCAGAATTCGGAAATATTGGAAAAGAAGGTGTTGTAACTTTATTAAAAGCAATTAAAGCTCAGCTATCAATGGAAAGCGGTGGTGTAGGAAAACCTTTTGGTGTTAATATATGGACAAATGAACAAGGTGAAATAAAATACGTTGGAAACAATGCGAAGAGAAGCAAAGGATTAATTCAAAATACATTCGCATTTGATTTGAATGATAATTTATTAAAAGAAAAATCAATAATAAATAGTAAAGAAGCATTAAAAGCAGTTGAAGAAGTAATAAGTAACATACCTGAAAAACTAGAAGTAAAAACTCCAATTAGCAAAGATACACCTGAACTAAAAGAAGTAAATGCCAAACTAGAAAAAGCAAACGAAAATTTGCGAATTGCAAAAGACGCTCTTGATCGAAAAGCAAAATCTTTAGATAAAGAATTACTAAAAGATGCCGAGGATTTATTTGGAGTAAGAAAAAGCCAATCTGAAAATAAACTATTCGACGAAAGAGTAGATGCCGATGCTAGAAACAAGGCGACTGAAAAAGAACGTAAGGCTATTTCTGATGCTCAAAACGAAATCAAATCATTAAAAGAAGTCAAAGCTAAAATTGAAAGTGGGGAGGTAAAATCCACTAAAGAATTAGCCTTTGAAGAAGTTGATAAAATTGCTCAAAAAATAAAAGACATATTACCTGGAATAAATGACCCTGATTTAAACAAGCAAGGCATTTCCCAAGACGATTTAATTGATTTAGTGGCAAGTGCTGTAAAAACTTTAGTTAGTAAAGGAATTGATATAAACGATGCAATTCGCCAAGTAATATCCTCTATAAAAGAACGATTTAATGTAGATGTCGATGAAAACCTTGTAAAAGAAAAACTTGGAGTTGAGAAACCTCAAGACTTTGAATCTAAGGCAGGCAAAAAATCTGTTTTAAATAGAATGGCTTCGGGTAATAGTTCAGTAATTAAAAAAGCAATTGCTAAATATTCGCTCGATTACGAAATTGAAAACCAAAAAGAAGCCAAATCAAAGGCTGAAATGTTTGTAGATGAAGTTGGTGTTGACAATGCTTTAATTGCTGTTAGAAAAGGATTAATTGATGGCGCACAAGGCGCATTTATTTACGCAAGGGCTATTGAAATATTAGAACAAGAAATAAATGACTTGAAAGGCGACGAAAAATTAGACGTTATTGCGGACTATCAAGAATTACTTGGACAAATTTCTGATGAATTGGACAATCGTTCAAGAAGTAATGGTCGATTTATTGCTGCATTGGCTGAAATTTACAATTCTTCCAATGGTCGTTACAATCTTACCAAAATGGTTAATGATTATAAAGCTCAAAACAACGGTATAATTAGCAAAGAAGTTTTAGAAAAACTTAAAAATGTAGAAGAAAAACTCAAAGAAAGTGAAGCTAAATTAGCTGAATTAGAAGCTAAAAAACGTATTGAAGAAGAAAACGAAGCGTTCAATAATATTCTTGAATCAGTTGCTCGTAAAAAAAGAATAAATACTAATGCTAAAATCAGCGATAAGCAAAAAGCTAAAGCGTTCGCTGATAAACTTCGTTCGTTTAAAATTTCCAATAATGCTAATTTAAGCGCAGCAACTCCGTTTAGTATTGCTTATGATTTAGCTATTGAAACAGCAGCCAAAGCAATTGAAGTGTCAGGACTTGTTTCAGATGCTATAAAAGCAGGGGTAAACTCTATTCGTAATTCTAAATTATCAAAAGACGAACAAGAACAAGCGTTATCTGATTTATTTGATTTGTTCGATGATTCTGATGTTAATGTGGGTAAAAAAGGAATGATGTCGGTAGATGAAGAAGGCGTGTTGCGTATTCCTCATTCGCTAATTCGAGAAAAAGTAGAAAACGGCATTGACAATATTGATGATCTAGTTTCTGCATTAATGACCGATGTTCAAGAATTGTTCCCTGATTTAGACTTTACAGAAAGACAAGTTCGCGATATTGTTACCGGTTATGGTAAAATTTCAAATCCTACTTCAGACGAAATAGAAGTTCAAATTTCCATAATGAAATCCCTTGGAAAAATCGCTTCGGGATTAGAAGATGTAAATAAAGGGCAACGACCATTGCGTTCCGGACAACAACGTAGAGAACCTACGATGCAAGAACGCGTCGAAATGAAGAAATTAAAGGCGCTATTGAGAGATTTACCATTGGCCGAAGCTGATATTAAGAAAGCATACAAAACAGCCTTAGATGCTATCAAAAAGCGTTTGTCAAATGAAATTGAAGAATTAGACGAGCAAATTGATAATGGTGAGAAAAGAAAAGGTCAAAAAACCGTAATTGAATACGACCAAGAAGCGAAAGATTTAAAAGCGGTAAGAGATGCTAAAAAAGCCGAACTTGACGAACTTGTTGGAAAACCCGAATTAACCGAACAACAAAAAATTGATCGGTCCGAAAAGATTCTTCAAAAAAGATTAGACGATTTGCAACAAAAAATCGACACTAACGAAATCGACTATGCTAAAAAACCTGAATCAGTAACTTCAGCTAAGTTGGAAGAAATGCGCAAATTGAAGAAAGAGTACGAAGCTCAAATTCAAAAAATGCGAGAAGATGCTGGATTGGCTGAAGAACGATTAATCGAAATTGCGAAAAGAAACGCTTCTAAAAGATTGGCGGCATTAAAAGAGCGAATTGCCAAAGGTGATTTTGAGAAACGAAAAAGGAAACCTACTCCGACCGATGTAGAATTAAATAAAATCAAATCTGAAATTGCCGAGCAAAAGGAAATTTTCGACAAAGAGGTTTACAAATTAGAACTTAAAAACAGAAGAATTGAGCAAAAAGCATTTGATGTTTTGAAAGATATTTTGTCTATTCCTAAAATCTTGAGTTTTACCGCCGATTTGAGTTTTGTTGGTATTCAAAACGTTACTCAGATTTACAAAATGGGTGCTAATTCGTTAATTAATTTAGCCAAAACGGGTAAGTTAAAAGGAACTTTCAGAGATGCAATGGCAAAGACTTTCAAAGCAATGGCCAATCCAAACTTTGAACAAAAATATATGCAGGCGGTAAAAGCAAATCCAAACTATCAATTATGGAAAGATTCGAAGTTGGGAATTGTAGAATCTCACTATAAAGAATCTGCTAAAGCTGAAGTCTTCCAACACAATGCGATAACTACATTGTTTGATATTTTGGGGAATTATGTAGCGTCAAAAGGATATGGCAAAGCAGGGGATATTATCAAAAACTATGTAAACATCATTAGCATTTTCGAAAGAGGCCAAACTGTATTTGAAAATCAAATGAGAATTAATCGTTTTCAAGAAGGTGCTGATTTGCTAAAAGCGCAAGGATTTAATCCGGTTGATGATATTCAAGAGTACAGAAAAGTTGCTGCTGCGGTAAATACATTAACAGGTAGAGCCAATACAGGAAGTAAAGCCGCCGCCGCATTGCGTGAAGCAAACGGAACTATATTTTCGTCATTTTCCAATTGGGCCGCTGGGGTTAATCAATTGAATCCATATTGGTATTACACACTTACTCCAACGGCAAGAAAAATGGCTTTAACCGATGTAGCGCATCATATTGTCGGAGCAGGTTCGTTGCTTGGTATGGCGGCGCTATACGCATTAGGGCAAGACGATGATGATGAAGATAAGGTTACTATAGAAACAGACCCTAGAAGTTCTGATTTTGCCGTAATTAAAATAGGTAATTTGCGAATCGACCCGTGGGCAGGTAAGAAAACCACAGTAGTTGCTTTTGCTAGATTAAGCGGTGAAAAAAAAGACAAATATGGCAATTTCAAGAAATATGGTATCGAATACGGTGATGAACCATGGAGAGATTTGCCATTAGAATACGCTGGAAACAAAATTGCTCCTGGACCACGATTTGCATTAGATAGATTTTTTGGAACCAAAGAAGTAGAATACCAAGGTAATAAATTTAGAGAAGACAAGTACGGAGTAGATTTCAAAGAATCTAAGTACCTAACGCCACTTATTTTCGAAAACTTCAAAGAAGTGAACGAGGAACAACCGAATCTATTTGGGAAAGCAGCGATGGCTTTATCGTGGACGGGATTGATTAATACAAATGTCTATGGTGGCGCCAAAGAAGGATTCAAAGATATGCCAGACGATTTGGTAGAAAAAGAATACAAGGTGAAAATTCAAAAGCTAAAAGACAATGAGAAAATGTTGGAGTTCAATGCCGACAAATTAGCCAAAGAATATAATGAAAAGAAAATCACTAAATTTCAGATTATGCAAAAAGTAGAATCTTTGGTTGATGGTGATGCTGAATTATACGGAGAAACCATAAAATCGATAATTAAAAAGGTAAACAAAGAAGAATTGAAAACTTTGGTTACTGATCCGTTTTATCTAGGACTCAAAAAAGAAAAGAATCCGGAAATTCAAGCAATTCTTTTTTACAGTAAATTCAAAGATGATAGTGGAATGTCCGACAAAGACAAAAAGGAAAGAGATAAAAATCTTAGGTATGTGGAATTTGATTTTGAAAATCCTAGATTCATTAGAGCGTATCGAGAGTTATTGAATAGTAAAAATAAACCCATCAATTAAGACGGGTTTTTTGATTAGATAACTATTGTTTTTTTTCGACATTTCTCAAATGCATATCAAATGTTATTTGACAAGTTTCAGGAGTTACTAAAAGATTTTGATTGTCAAGTATTCCATTAACGTAAATCTTTCTCATATCTTCTAATGTGAATTGTTTAGGGTTATCATTGGCGGATTCGTCAAATCTTTTATTTACTTCTTCAGCAGATGTGGAATACCAAGTTTTAAATTCGCCTTTGTCTATCATATTTGAAATTTCATCAGACATTGGAACAAGTCCTTTTGGCGTCATAACAAATCTTTGAAATTCAGGATGTTCTTTTTTACACATCGGGTGCTGAGA